AAGCCTGTTTGCCGTCTGTGCGACAACCTGGTGCTAAGCCAGGCGGTCACCTTTACTGGAGGGAATCTTGAAATCAATCTGCCTGCCGGCGCCTACAACAACGGCGGAAAGTATTGTATTGTGGTAGCTCAGTCCATCCCGGCCACAACTACCATCAATGCACCTGTGTACATTACTATTGGTACGGGGACAGAGCTATATCCCCTTACCAAGCGTAACTGCGCTCAGGTGACTGCCTGCGGCATCCGCACTCGCACCCGCTACTCCGTCTGTGTGGTGACTACCCCCACCGGCGGCTCGTTCCGCATGTTGGGGCAGCCCTGCTGCTCTCCCAGTAACAATCTTGCCAGTATTGACGGCGGTGCTGCACCCGCCCCTACGGCGTAAGGAGGGGTCAAAATGAAACGATCTACTCGGATGATGCTTATGTCCAGTGGCAACAATCGCCGCTACAACGACGGACGGAGCTACGACAACTACGATGTCGATGATAAGTTTCGTGACCGCCGTGGCCGGGAGCATTACGACAATGGCCGCTATGCGCCGCGCTCTGAGATGATGGAGCCGGAGGATCGGGGCTATCGTCGCTACTCTGATGGGCGCTTTGCCCCACGCAACGATGGTGGCATGTGGGTAGATAGCCGCTACTGGGATGACCGGATGTACGGCCCTCAGTCTCACTACGGCTACCCCTACGTCCCCCCGGTCTATCGGGAGGATGGGAGCGCATACACAGAGCGACGGGAGATGAATCGGCCCATGAACAAAATCGGATTCGCTATCTCTGGAGAAGGAGAAATGAGAACTCCGAGAGAGTTTGACCATGACTACCGCATGGACGAGATGGCGTACAGAAAAGGTGGAGAACGCATGACAGGTTATGGGGCTGCTTCCGGCTATATCCCTTTCACGAAGGAGATGGCCGATGAATGGTCTAAGCATATGGACAACGAGGATGGCACCCGTGGCGCTCACTGGACGCTGGAGCAGGCCAAACAGGTCATGGCCCAGCGTGGGATTGAGTGCGACCCTGTCCAGTTCTGGGCGGCCCTCAACATGGTCTATAGTGACTACGTTAAGGTAGCCAAGAAACACGGTGTCGGTGATAAGATTGATTTCTATGCCGACATGGCAAAATCGTTCTTGTGCGACAAGGACGCACCGGAGGACAAGCTGGCCCGCTATTACGAGTACATCGTGAGGGGCTAAACAAAGGGCGGGGGCAATAGCCTCCGCCCTCTATTTTTGAGCTTTTTCATCGGTTTGCTATTTGCACATATTTACACCGAAAGTTACGCACTAGCTACATACTAGCTACAAAAAATCCTGTAACCATTGCAATTACTATGTTTCTTTTTCTAATGAATTACAAACACATTAAATTGGGTTCCGGGCAACATCATACCACGCCGGGCCCACTGGTGCAAGCTGCCGCTTTACCCGGCTGGGGTTTCATGATATAATAGCCGCAAAGCGGCGGTTATACCTGACGTTGTCCGCCCCTGGGGGC